AGGTATGCGATTCGATGCACATTGTCCAAGTGATTCGCATGTGTCTCAGGTCCATAGCCTTGCTGATTCTTGAAGATGTTGTCTTCTGACATTTCATCATCTTCAAGCAAAAAGTCAAATCCCAAGCAATACAGTTTATCATGTCCTCTACGAATTGCTTCAAGCATAGCATTCATACCAGCATTGCTTCGCCGTCTTTGTGGACTATACTCTACACTTTCGTAACACTCGTCTTCTGGTGGAAAGATGATGCGTTCATCTTTACCAAAGACCTCATCATTGGCTTCGATGATAGATTGAAACTGTTTATCGATTGAAATCAAATAATCAAATTTGTCAAATTCACGATATAGCGCATTGCATCCAAAAATGGTGCCTTTACCTACAAGTGTGTTCAAATCAACGGGTTTACGACTAGTCCCGTTTCCTATAATAAATGCCTTCTTCATAATCAAAATCTTCCTCATCTAGATAGGCTTGTGCTGCGTCTTTCAAGTGCGTCTTGAAATTTTTAATCGGCTTGCGCTGTTCTTTAATCCTTTTGAAACCCCGTTCTTCATCGTTTTGGGGAGTCTTCTTATTTCTAGCCATATCAGTGACCTGTCATCCTTTCACCAGTTTTTTGCAAGATTAGGAAATGCTTCTGCAACAAGTTTTCTAGTAATGCCTTTGAATGGCAGTTTTCTATCTTTCATACCAAGCAAAACTTTTGCATCACCCGGATCGATGTTTTCAAGCATTTCAATGAATAGCGTTTCTCTTTTTACTTGTTTCAAATTTCTCTGCGTATCAGTATTACCCTCAACAAACAAATACAGTTTTCTCAGTTCAGATACAAATTGACCTTGTACATCAACACCATCAGCGGCTGGCTTATATGGAGGATCACCTTCTGGTAAAAGCCATTTTACATTTGGATCATATGTGTGACCCAATACAGCCTTCATTGCGGCGCTACTATGCTCTCTGAGTTTTGTAATCTTTTCTGTCTTTGTTTTACACTTTTCGACTTCTGTAAAGATTTCATAGAAAGTCTTTCTCATCAAAATTCTCCAATATTTTCCATAAGATTTTTCAATCTGTGCTTAATAAAATAGTTCAATAATCCCTTGCGTTCGGGTATCACATAATTGTCATATGTTTTATTTATTTCATCTTGAATGTGTAGTGGTATCATATCTAGATTGACAAGAGCCTCATTCCGTTTGTAGTTTCTCAGCATCATGTCATTGCAGAAGTCTTCAGGTTGAAGAGAAATCCATGTATCAAGTTTCTTCGACAAAAGTGGCTTCTGTCTCTGACCGACAACTATCACATTGTCACCAGACAAAAAATTAGGAATGCCGTCACCTCGATCACCCTTCATAATATGCTCACGCAAGAAGGCTTCTGGATTGTTGATACGAATCCATTTCTTTGTGATAGGAGAAAATTGTTCGACATTCGCATATTTCTGTAGTTGACCAAAATCTTTATCACCAGATAGAATCAGAATAGACTCATCATCTTCTGCCTTGAGTATTCGACCAAAACGATGGCACAGAGTGCCAATGATGTCATCAGCCTCTGCTGTTTTGATTTGAATAACACGCCAAGGAAAAGTTTCTTTCAGTTCATCACGAATCTTATTCAGTGTGGTAAAGATTTTATTCCAGTCAAGTGGTGACTTTTCTCGGTCCGTCTTTCTGTGTGCTTTGTAGTATGGGAAAATTTCTTTGCGCCAGTAGTTTTTGTCATCGCAACAAATGACAAGGTCGCCATAGTCTTTGCTAAACTTACCTTTGTATAGGCGCAGACTGTTAAGAATCATATGTCTCAACATGTCTTCTTCGATTTCATTATTACGATTGTTTCCAATCTGCATCATCAGGTTAGAAATCATCACCTGATTCAAATCTAAGAGTATCATAACTTAACTCACGTTTTTCATCCTATATTATATATAAACTATTCAGCAGTCTTTGTCAAGTCTTCAATTCGTTTTTTCATCCACTTTCGAACAATCACATCTTCATCAGTATATTGTTCATTCTTCAAAACTTTCATTGTGTCCAGTTCGTTTTGAAGAATACGCTCAATCAACATGTCTTCACTACTCATCATCTTCATCCTCATCATATCCAAAATCTATGAGTGGACCAGAATCATCAAAGTCTTCATCCTCTTCTGTATCTACAAGTTCGACCGCTTCATCGATTTGTTCTTGTAGTGGATGAACAAGACCCATGCTTCGATACATTGAAGAGCGAACCGTTTCAACTGTAAACGCAAAGTCTGTCATAAAAGAATCTGTTTCGATCTCAATGCCAGAGAGACTGATGTTAGCCAGCAGTTGACCACAATGATGATCAACTAAAGCATTTACATATTTCTCTTTTGCGATATTGATTTTAGCCTGAACTTCTTCAAGTGAAGTTTCAGTAGCACGAGGGTTGTGTTTAGGAAAACGAACTACATTCTGCATCATGTCTCCTCTTGATCGTCGTAATCATATTTAGTAGTTTCAGATGCTACAACTGTGCGCCATCTAACTTTCTTATCGGCGTCTTTGCCATAGTAACTATCGATCCAATCACCATTTTTGAGATACCACTCACAGTGTCGAATATAGGCTACAGTGTCAGCAACCTTCATTGGAGCGCCCTTCATCTTCATTCGCTCTTGCCTTCGATACTCTGAAAGTAGTTCTTTCTGATGTTTAATCCACTCAGTCACAGCCTTTCGAGAAAACGGATGATCATCGGGAAGAGCAAGAACCGAAGCATGTACATTAGAATACTTTGGTGGGTTTGCTTTCTGTCGTTTCTCACGGGCTTTGGCCAAGCGTTCTGCCGCTGCTGCCTTCTGTTCTGGAGTCATTGGCTTGCGCTTGCGCTTCACCTTTGGTCGTTTGACTGTGAGGTCTTCGAGGATCGAGGCTTCAAGTTGTTTGCGATTCATTGTACATTCTCCCATGTGAAGTCTTTGTCATCGTGCATGTCAACCCAACGCAAGTTGAAGTTTCTACCCTTATCTGTGCGGTCATTGCTTTCTAGAAGCATACAGCCATTCCGAAGTTCTTTGACCCACCAAGGATTGCCATGTTGATGAAGACGATTTTTGCCATGTCTCGTTTTAGCAATGAGATTGACACCTTGACCTTTGTGCATTTCTCACTCCTTAACTAGTTGTTGAACCATCTGAAGTTGTGCCCGAAGTTTTTTGATGACCCGTGGAGTAGCAACTTGAGGATTGTCAATCTCTCGCTGAATCATATCAGGCAGAACACGCAACATTCGCTCGATTTCTTCTGGACGACCAGTCAGATTTTTCTTCAACTGTGCAACACTAATCATAGTATCTCTCCTTACCAAACAAGCATAATCGGAAGAGCAATCACCATCAGGGCACCCATGGTACCGACAAGAATTTTCAAAGCAGTCAACATTGCGAATCACCTCTCTCTGTTACTCTTACATCCTAACAGGAAAAGGGGTTTTGTCAACCCCTTTTTTTAATTAATTCATCAATTTTTTCCTCAATGATTTCAAGTCGTTGTAAGATTTGATCGACTTCTTTTGTCAAACGCAAGTTGTTATACTCTACATTTATACCCAACTTAGCATCTTCTTCTGCGATTCGCTGTTTCATATATGCTTCGTGTCTCACGTTTTCAACACCCCCTGCAAGAATCCTGTCCACTCTGCGGCTCTCAGATCCCAGTTGTAGAAGTTGTCAGTCCAGTTCTTCTGAAAAGCCATTTTTCTCTGCATATCTTCTGTGTTATGATTTTCGATAGCCGCATTCAGCATGTTAGCAAATACATTTGCATGATATTGAATATCTTCACTAAACTGATACATCGTTGCAAAGTTACCAGTTGTTTCTGGTAGAGCGGCATGATTAGGACATACTATCTGACACCCAGCAGACATCGCTTCAATAGCAGAGATGCAAGAAGTTTCTGGCCATGTATTTGGATAAGCATAGATATGTGCTTTCTGTAGTGCTTCACGGACAACGCTATTCTCCTGAAAGCCGTGATATGTCATTTGTGGATGCTCACGAATTTCATCGAACAAACTTAGAAACGGCTTATCTCTATCTTCCCAACCATATGCTTTGAATGAAGAGAATACATCAAAGTGAATTTTATCACCATGTAGTTTTGCAATCTCTTTGATTGCTGCTACAGCAATGTTCAAGCCTCTATGTGGTGTTGTGTGATAGATGAGACGAATCTGATCTTTGTCTTTTTGAACGAAAGGAATAGGATCGATAGCATTTCTCAGAACGAAAGATTCATGATAAGGTACACCATGAGCGATGTTGTAAGTTTGCAATTGATAGTTTGATACAAAAACCAGTTTCGCAAAACGCTTTCTCTTCTCTGCATCTGACAGATGCTGTGACTCAGGATCATCCCAAGTGTCATGCAACCAAAGAATATTCTTTTTCTTAGGATCGGTCCACCGAACTCTTGATTTAATAATGTAGAACTGGTCGAGCAAGTCATTATCAACTCGCTCATACAGTGCTTTGTTCATCAGTTCAGTGCCACCTTTAGCATCTGTGTAGGTGCCGTCCATTGTCGGACCCATTGAGAACTCATCGTCATCATCTTTTTTCGTATCATCAACAATATTCAGTTTCATACTTTATAACCTTTTACACTGTCCCAGCGAAATGAACGCCAACCATTATTTTCAACATCCCAAACAGCAATTACTTCATCAGACTTATTTCGTTTACTGATCTCTTCTTCGAGGTCTTTCTGTTCTGGTAGATATTCTTTATTTAGAGTGCATTTCATGGTTCTTTCTGTTCCATCAACTTTGGTAAAAACAACCGTAATAATACCACTATGTAAACCTGTCAAGATTTGTGTTCTTTGACGGATTTGCTCCTCATGCTCTTCACTCATAGCATCATTTCGTTCAACTAAGTTCATACTATCCTCTCTTAAAATGTTTTTCAATCACATCTAACTGGTCTTCATATTTTGCGATATGCTCCAGTTCCATTTCGATTGCTTCCATAATATCGGAATGCTCACCGATACCCACAGACTGATTAAGATATACCTCTACATTCAGTTTGTGTTTTTCAATGTGTCCAAGTGCGTGTTTGATAGCCGCTTGGAGCATCATTTCTCTCATGTCTGCCATTTACTTCTCCATTTAGTTTTCTCATGAGATAAGCGACAACCTTACCCCAATAGTTGTGACCCCATGAACCCTCTTTACAACGATTCATAGCCTCTATCGCATTATCTATGCGTCTTTCTGTTAATTCAATCGGATGCATCGGAACACCTTTCTATCATAAATGCTACATAATCTCTATCAATTTCTGTAGTAATCCATTTGCAATTCATTTCTTTTGCAACTATAGCAGTTGTGCCTGTTCCACCGAAAGGGTCATAGATTGTTTGCTCTGGTTTTACATTAGCAACTTTCAAACACTTTCTTACTAAGTCTCTAGGAAAGATTGCTGGATGTTTCTTTTCACCTTTTGTGATTGACGAATTTCTACTACCATGTCCAACAGTTTCATATGGTATGTGCCATGTATTTACTGTAGGCCTCCATGTTTTTCCACCATTTCGTTTAGCATTACTTTCTGCCCATTG